TTGAATTTCTTACTTTGGGATTTATTGACAAAGAAACAATAAAGAATTTATATCAAGGAGCTGCAGATTTTCTAATGCCTGTAATTAAACCTATACAAGAATTTTTTGGTAAATTCTCTGATTGGGTTGGTGGTAAATTTGATAGCGTATTAAAATTATTTGGAATTGATATTAAACCTAAAGAGGCGCCCAAAGAAACACCTCAAAAAGAGCAGGTTGCTACTCCTGATGTATTAAAAAGTAAACAACCAGATAAAGAAAAAGATGCTCAGCAAAAAGCTGCTGACCTATTATCTAAACCCGTTACTCTACCATCTGAACCTCCACCACCAAAACCAGAAGTTCAACCAGCTGCACCAACGCCAACAATATTAGCTCCAGAGCCAGCACCAACACCAACCAAAAAAGTTAAAGCTCCTGAGGTGAAAGATTCTAAACCGGCAAAAATTGGCTCTGAAAGTGGTAAAAAATCTGTAATTAATGAGATGAATGCTAAAAAAATAGAAGACCCAACGGCTCGTGCGGCTATTATGGCTCAAGTTGCACACGAATCTTATGGATTTACTATATTGAGTGAAAACTTAAATTATAAAGCGCCAACACTATTAAAGAAATTTCCTAAAAAGTTTTCTGGACCAGATGATGCTCAACAAGTAGCCTCTGGTGGACCTAAAGCTGTAGCAGAACGCATTTATGGTGGCCGAATGGGAAATGCGCCTGAAGGATCAGGAGATGGATTTGAATATCGTGGTCGTGGTTTTATACAATTAACAGGTAAAAATAATTACAAAATATTTGGTTATGATGGTAATCCTGATGATTTAACGAAACCTGGAAGCGCAGCTGAAAGTGCTATTAAATTTATGAAGGGGTATAAGGGAGATTGGTCAAATATTACTGCTGTTACTAAATTTGTTAATGGCGGAACTAATGGTCTTGCAGATAGAGAAGAATACTTTCACTCTTTCCTAAATGATCCAACAATCACAAAAATAGATACAATAGCTTCTACTCCGAGTGGAGGATCAGTTGCAACTGCATCTAATGAAGTATCATCAGGTCAAAGGCAACAAGCGAAATCACAAACACCGATGATTGTTAATGCACCTACAACCAATAATACCAGAGTGGTTAATAATCAACCAGCTACAATGACTAAAGATAAAGCAAACCCAACAAACATGGTTCTTGCCCGAGTGGCATAAAAAAATACCCGCCGAAGCGGGTATTCTCTTTTCAGATTGTATTACTCTTGACCAGCTAATGATTTAAAATAATCTAAATCATCGTCACCGCCAGAAGCAATCTTAGCATCAATTTCATTTAATGCTGAATCGTTAAAGTTCTCAACGACAACATCTTCAGCTTTAGTTCTTGGTGCTACTTCACCTTCAAAACCTAATACTTTATCTAAACGAGTTTTTAATACTTCATAGGGTTTAAAGTGTTTTGGATCCAAGAATTCTTTTAATGAATGTTCTTGTTTCCATAAAGTTTCAAGTTTTGCATCATCGCCATCAAGTAATGCTGATTTATCAGCAAATTCTGATTTATCATAGTTACGATAGCCTTCAACATTACGAATCTTCAATTTAAAGTTTGCACCTTCCCACATATCAAATGGGTTAACTGGAGTTTCGTCTGCGAATTCTGGATTCATCGCTTCAGTAATCTTGTCAAAGATTTTCTTACCAAATTTATAAATTCTAATTTGGCCTTCATTTTCAGGATTGCTTGGGTCAGAAACCACATAGACATTCGCTACATAATTTAATCTTCGTTTTTGCTTACGAGCGATTTCTTTATTTGCTTCAATGCCAGAATTCCATAGAGTTGAATTATACTCTGAAACTGGATCTTTTTGGTTAAGTGTTGTGAGAGAGTTCTCAATATACCAACCGCCTGGACCTTGGAAGCCATGAGAGAAAACTCTTACCCATGGTAATGCGTCTTCACCATCTACAGCTGGTGCCGGTAGAAAACGGATAATAGCCATGCCATTACCAGCTTTATCTACTGTGGGTTGCCATAAACGGGTGTCTTCTCGTGAACCGGATTCGGTTGTTGATTGGGTTGTTGCTTCAATCGCTTTTGTTAATTTTTCTAAACTAGAACGATTGCGTTTGAGTGATTCAAAGTTGCTCATTGTATTACCTTTCGTATGTAAATGTATGTTATTGTATAATTGTATTTCGTTTTATCCACAAACTACCATAATATATCTTATTTAGTCTTCTGATTTAATACTTCTTTCAGAATTAACCTATATCTTACACTATCTTGAGGCATAAATGCGGTATACTTAAGCACAGTTTTACGGTATTCGGGCCATCGGATAGTATCCGATATATTCTTTGACCACATCGGAAAGAAGTTGAGTAACATATTTAAAATACATAAGGACTCAATCTCAATTTCTTTTTGTAATGATTTGGTCAAAAGAATCGGGTAATCACCATTGGTTATCAATAGTGCATTTGGGTTATCTAACCCTTCAAAGATTTTTTGACAATCTTCTTTGAACATATAGGATACAGCCTGATGATACTTTTTGTGTTTAAGGTATCGTGTATCAGCCTCTCCTCCTAAAAGATTACCAATCCATAAATTCTCATCTTCAATCAAATTAAATACAATGAAGTCAATTAGTTCTTCTTTTGTATTAAACTTGCGTGATAATTTATAGAAGTGATACTTATCTTTACGATTTTCAAATGAAGTTATGGTTACGGATGTTTTGCCATTATACTTAAAGAAGTCATAAGCCTCTTTGGTGAAATGAAGCTTCAGAGCTTGGAATATTGCAAAAGTTTCATAACCAGTCATAATTTCTCATCATAATAAAGTGGGAGTTTTGTAGAGTTCTCCCAACTCTTTTATACTACCACCAACCGGTGATTTTGCCAACTAACTCAACTACTAATACAGCAAGCGCTACATTAGCTAATAAATTAACATCTAAAGTGACTTTAGGCATGTTATACTCCTTTAAGTTAATTTGCTATTTTGAAAATCTTATGAGATAGCAACGAAACTCATATTGGTAAGCGTGAGCTTTTTTCTTTAAGTAAATTGTTGTCCATAGCATTCATCTCAATCTTTGATTTAAGATTTGCATTGATGAGTGTTGCGGCCACTTCAATTTCTAATCCTGTTTTCTTACAATGTTCTACGATAGCTTCTATGTAATTATAATCTGTGTTTGCTACTAAACTATCAATAGCACGGGAAAACTTATTCATTTCTTCTTTTGTTGGCATATTATTTCTTAATTGATATAGGTTGGTCGGAAGCTGATGTTTTGCCTTGTTTTGAATACGCATATGCAACACAAACGGTGTCAGAGTGTGAAGCATAAGAACATCTTACTGATAATGGATCAATTCCCTTTTCAATGGCTTCTGAAACATTCTTTGACATCAATAATCGGTCATGAGCGTAATAATACGCAACACCACCAGTGATTGATAATAAAACAATTGTTAAACAAACAAAAAAGATTGCACTTACTTTAACGGCTTCTTTTACTTGTGTCATTATTTTGATTCCTTTTTATCATAAAATTTATGCCGACCAATTTGTGTTAGATAGGTCACATTTCTCCATTTTGGATTGACATAATCTGCATGATAAAATAAAGCACCACGGCTTGGGTCTTCTATCTTATCGTGATTGGCATAAACATATACAGCTAACTCACGAACACTATTATACAACGAATGATTGAAGTGTGTCAAGGATTTAACATCAAATTTGCCTTCACATATCCAAGAAAATTGGCAAGTTGATTGTGTTTTTTGTTTAACTACACCACAGATTGTATTGGGAAATATTCCGCTTTTAACACGGTTCATGGTGACCATGCCTACGGCAATTTGGCCTTTTTTTGATTCGTGTCCTGATTCAAAGTAGATATTCTGTGCTAAGCATTCTACTTGTTGTTTTGCTTTTGGTGATAAATCGTTATAACTAATTTTAACTGGCATTGGATTTATTTGAGTTGCCATTACACTACTAAATCCTAAAACTATTAATACTGATATAAATGTTGCAATTACTATTGTTGATGTGCTGAGTGTATAAGTTCTCTGCATAGTATCTCCTTTTAGTTAAGGGCTATAAAACGCCTTTGGCTATACGGTTGAGCTAGCTTTTTTCGTTGTTACTGTCGGTTTAGAATCTATATTAGAAACAAAGCCATTAAGTTCTTGTGCTTTGGTTATAATATCTTTTTCTGATGGATATGTTGGGAAACCTGGATGGTCTGGTATTGATCCGCCATTGAGTTTTGCTACTTCAACTTTGACTGACCAATCATTACTGATTTGTTCACGCTTGCTTCGGTAATCCTCTTCAAGCATTTCTTTTGCCATTTTTAATAATTCAAGGCGAATTTCAAACGGTGTCATATTTGACATTTACTTCTCCTGTGTGTTTGTGTTTGTGTTAATAACCGATGTGTGTGTTTGGTTATTATCTTTATTTAGTATATTTTTATCTTTGGATCTATCTTTTTTAAAGATATTATCCCAATTACTATCAAACTCTTCCTGACTTATACTAAACGGCCTAGGTTTAGAACCTTTGCCACCATTTGATTGTTTAGCCATATTAGAAACACACCATGACCAAAAATACAATTGCAAAAACGATAGCTAAAATTAAACCAACATATTTAATAATCATACCAATAACTTCACCTAAAAAAAATAATATAAGTCCTAAAAAGGCTAATCCTAAAAAACTTAATTTAATTAAAGATTCCATAATGTAATTCTAACAGAATCAATCAATAATGTCAAGCATATTCTTCATTAATGCCTGACCAATAATAATCAATATATTCATTCAATGGTTTTATGTAATCGTGTTTTTGTTTAATCACAATTTGAGAACCACCTTCAACTAAAGCAAACACCAAAACAATTTGATTAACAACTTTACCGGTCATTTCTTCAAACATTTCAGCATAGGCTGTTGTTTGCATAAAATAGTTTTGAATCCAATCCTCATTCTTTTCTTTTGAAGATGTTTTAAAATCAATGACTGATAATTCGCCATTCCATTCGGCAATACAATCAGCTTTGCCTGCAATCTTTAATTTATCTGAAAATAAAGGACGCTCAATTGAATAAATTGTTCCTATATTTGCATCTAAATGGGATTTAATCTTAAAGAATAATTCTTTTGTATCCGGCATAATCATTTGCATTTGCTCTTTTTCTATTTCATTGAGCAAATAACTTTCACATACCGAATGTAGTTTGGTACCACGACTTGATGCTTGTGTGGATATTTTATTAGCTACTTCTTCACCAACTCTTTTACGCCATGAAAGAATAGCCTCTTTTGAATAAGGTGACAGAACCGTTGTTACGGATGGATAAACATCTCCATTAGGCGTAACATAGGTTCTGCCCTTATTTGTTGTTTCTGATTTAAGCTCAAAGTCCAGCTCAGGTAACTTCACATAGTTAAACATAATA